AAGAATAATAAGATATACTACTTATAGATGTCCATAATCCTATATAATAGTTTAAAGTAGGATCTGTAGAATAGGTAGAAATAGTTGGTGTTTCCTTAGCTATAGTTTTTGTTGGTAATAATCTATCTGTTAATCCTTGATTAAAGTAAGTTTGAGTTGATGAGTATAAATCTCCTATATTACTTTTACTTTGGGCGGCTATAGCAATCATAGTAGCTTGAGAATCAAATATACGAGATGATATTTTTACATCACGACATATACTTTTTAAACCAAGTAAATCAAAATTATATTTATTAAAGTTATTTTTTTTATTTCCTGTTTCTACCTCTAAGTATTTAACATCTATAATTTTAATTTGATCTTTTTCAACATGAAATTGAAAATCATTAATACCTCCTAATGCTGATGATATTTGAGATAGTAAGTCTTTAAGATAGTCAATCATTAATACACCATCTGGATTATTTCCTCCTTTACTTCTATATAAATCTATTATTTTATTAATTGAGATATAAACATTATCTAGGACACCAAAGCTAAATTCTTTACTTGATCCTTTTGGTATTTTATTAGTGGTAAAATTTTTACTTAAATGAAATTCAGCCATTTCTCCTCGATTAGCTGTTCTAAGTCTTCTATTACTCGGTTGATCATAAGTAAAGTCTGTTATAGTATATGGTTGGAAACCAAAATCATAAGAATTGCCAGTTACTATTACATCAGAATCTGTAATAAAAGTAGCTGATGTGTTTCTTATTAAACAAGTTTTAGGATTGATAGATACAGAATCTTCATGGGATAAAATTGGAAGATATTGAGGAATAAGTATTTTAGCTATTAAATTGTTATTTTTATCTTTTAAGTTAAAATAAGTGTTTATTATATATAAAAAATGATCTAATCTAATATATTCAATAGCTGTTCCATCATTAGCTCCAGCGTCACATACTATGGCTACTCCTTTATTTCCTTTAATATTATTCCAAACATTTGCTCCTGTAATAAAAGAATTTGGACCTAACCAAATTCCCGCTTGAGTATATCCATATCTGTAAAATTTAGGTATACTTTTTATTTTAGTTTCAAGCTCTGTTATAAAATTATCAACTGAAGTTTCATTTATTGGATTATCTAAAAATGTTTTATTTTCTTCTCTATATATTGGTTTAAATTCTGAAGGTGAATTTTTGTAAGCCTCTGGATCATCTTGTGTTTTTGATTTAGCTGATTCTATATAAAGCCTATCCACCTCAATTCTATTTATCCATGCTTTATAGTTTAAAAATATTCTTTCAAATGTACTAAGAGGTTTATCATTTTCTCCTGGTGTAGGAGTAGGATTACTTGTATTACTACTTAATCGTAAAGTAGATATTATTTCTCCTCTAGAAATTATAATAGTTGAACACTCATATCCTCCATTAGGCATTAGCTGCCATGAAAAATTTTTAACATGACCTAGTAAAGCATCATAATTACCTTTATATTTTTCTTTAAGTGCTTCTATTTGATTATATACATCTTCATCAGTAAGAGTGCTACTAAAAACATCAATACCTGGTCCTATATTTTTTATATTAGTAGAAGATTCAAGATACTCAGACCATCCCCACTCTAAAAGTACAGTATAACCTGTACGCATATAAAGTAATTCTAACTCTTCTAACTGATGTTTATCCCAACAATAAAATCTAACAGTAGCTTCTTTTAAAGAACCATATGCTGTTTTATTAGTAATGTCAACATTTGTTATACCAGGCATTGGTCTAGCTCCTAGTGGTCTTAAGTTAGTTGCTGATGCTTGTCCTTTATTATTAGCTCCATCTAAATCAGATAAATAAGATCCACCATCTCCAAATGAACCAAAGCGTAATCTTTCTTCATTACCTTTTTTGTATAAAGTACCTCCTTCTAAAATATATTTTTTAGCTAATTCATCACCAGAATAAGTGAGTTTAGGATCATCATAATTAACAAATGATACCATTCGAACCCATCCATTTTTTCCAGATACATAGGATAAAAAAGTTGTGCTTCTTGTATCTGTACTAGATATAACTTCAGTTCGAGCTGTTAATTGTTCTTTTACATATTCAGGTAGAGTTTCTCTAAAAATAGACATAACTTAATTTATGAATTTAATTTTTCAAAATTATTTAATATTTGATTTACATTACCTGGGATTCGTAATTGAAATCCAAGTGTTGGATATAATGAATCATTAGGTAAATCTGGGTTTGATATTTGTATAACCCACCATAATGTTGAATCTCCGTAAAATTGATATGCTAGATTATCTAATCTATCTCCACGCATTGTGTAGATAAACATATCATTTTCACTTAATGGAATATCTGGATAACGAGTTGATGATCGATATCTAATAATCTTAGGATATTGAACTGTTGGTTTTGTTTTTAATATTATATTATCACTATAGCGTTCCATGATAATAAATATTTCTAAATAAAGTATTTTTACACTTTTGGATCAACATCAGGGGCCCAACCTCCTGTATTTAAATATCTATTGTCACTACCATTTGCAGGAGTGATAAATGCAGCTGGGAATTTTTGTACACCATTATCTTTAGCTCCGTAATTTCTTCTTGGTAAGAATGAATGTATTGGTTTAAATGATAATCCTACTTTTATCATTCTTGGTAATTCATATTGACCATTAGGAGTACCATCAGCATTTAATCCAATATCCCAAGAACCTTCTAATAATCCGCTTATTTTTATATCAGTAAATACTCCAGGTTGTCTATAAATGTAATCACCAACTGTTAAGTACGCTATGTTACCTCTCATTTTTAATTGTGAACTATAATCTGGTGTAAATGTAGACATTAAGTAATTTAATTTACTATACAATGGGGCCATTTCTTGTTCATTATGAGCATGTATAGTAAATGCTAATCCAATATCTCTTGTAAATCCATTATATACATAAAATTCTTCACCACGTCCCATATAACGATATGAATCCCATTTAGCACTCATTCCATCATTAAAATCGTCTAAATACGCTCTAAATGCTAGTACATCAGTATTAATAATACCACCTGTTGATATTGGAGATTCATTATTTAAAAATTCAATTCTAAATTTAATTAAATCATTTGCAAATGGAGATGTACTACCATCTAATATATTAAAAACATTTTTACTAGATAATGTATTTATAGTATTACTACCACTACCATTTGTACCACCAGAATAATCATAGAATGTTTTACTATCAATAATATTAATAGTGTTTATTGAATCTAAATTTGATTTATTAGATACACCTATTCTTTGTTCTATATTATAATATGCTATATCTTTATTTTTAGGTAAAGGAGAAGCTTTTAATTGGAATTTTAAGATTGATAATAAATTAGCTGTAGATGTATCTATTATTTGTCGATTAGTTAAAGGAGTAAAATTATTTAATTTTAGTTGTAGTGCTGGATTTGTAAATGATGTAGCTGTTGCTTGAGTAATGTTTGGAAGAATTGGACCAATAAAATTTGGAGAAGGTGGTGTGCCCGGACTATATATATCAGTAGTGGTAGTTGTTGTACCTAAATCACTAGAATTAATAGTAGTTCTAATATCTTGTGTTGTGCGAATTATTGTTTTTAATCCTACACCATAAATTGAATTAGAACCTCCTGCATATCTATCTAATTCAATTGAAGTTGGTGATGATAAAGATTTTACAGGACTTATTAAGTCAACATATCTAAGAAGTCTATTGTGAGAACTACTGGATATTTCAGAATTATTATTACCATTTCCAAAATTATTTACATAAGCTACTCCTGAAGTTGTATTGTTTAAATCACCTCCATATTTTTGATCACTTCTTATTTTACCTAATAATCCTGCTCTATCAAAATGTAAACCAAAAGCATTTCCTCCTACTGATTCTAACATCCCTACCCCAGTAAACTGACGAGTTGCTCCTCCCAAAAGTGGAGGAAGTGGATTTGATCTATCCCATTCTAATCGAGGATTAGTTCGTTGTAAACCAACTTGTTTGGATAAAAATAAAATTCCTTTAGTAGCTGTTTGAAGAGTTGTATCCTTTATATCAGTTATTTTGGAAATATTGCTTAATCCAGTAATAAATTTACCTATACGAATCACATCTTTAGTTGATGCTAAAGTGGCATTGGATAATCCTCCTCTAATAAATCCATCATCAAATGGTAGAAATTGTTCTGCTTTTGTAGGGATAGAAGGTCTATTTACAAAAGATTGATTGTAATACTGAGCTAAATTGGAATAATTATTATTTAAATTTAAAAATGGCATCTATTAGTTTTATTTAGTATCTTCCATCTTTTGGACCACTGTTTTTGTAAACATTTCCTACTGGCATTCCATTGTTATCTAATCTAGATGGTGGAACAAATACTGTAAATCTACCTTTGCCATATATTCTACCAGTGATCATATCCTGAGAAGATTGTAAAGCGTTATTTTTAGCTTTAGCTTGGATATCAGATGTTGTTAATTGACCAACATTTTCAAAATTAGGTAATGGTTTACCTTGATTTCCTAATTGACTAAATACTAATCTTTTTTCAAGTGTGAATCCAGAATTAGCAGGTGTATTAAATCTAGCTGACGCAGCAGCGTTAGATGATCCAAGTACTTTAACATATTGTTGAGGTGTACTACCATTTAAATCTAAAACAGACGGTACAATTTTAACACGATTAACTGATTGACCATATGTTCTTCCAGATATTAAATCTTGAGAAGATACCATTATGTTATTTTTGGCTAAAGCTTGAATATTTGATGAGGTTTTTTGTCCTTCATTTTCAAATGCTGGACCTGGTTGTCCTTTTAAGCTATAATTGCTATCTTTTAATTTACTAAATAATGCCATGATGTTATTGTTTTATATAAATATGTTAAGCAAATAAATTAGGCGAACCATATTGTGATTGAGCTGTGCTAAGGTTCATAATAGTATCAGTGTTTACTTTAATAGTCACAGGACGAGAAGCTAAAGCAGATATACTATTAGTTAATGCTTCTAATTTAGAATCAACACCACCAGTTAAATTAATCGCATCTTTTGGTCCTGAGTATACGTCATTTCCTCTAAATAAATTAGTACCTGCAATTACAGTATCACTATTGTTTAAAGCGTATGAGCCTTTAGGAGTGACTAATGTTCTTTCTCCATATCCTGAAAACATATCATCTGATTTACCCATGGTAGTTGCAGCTATAATTGCGGCTGTTAAACCAGCACCAACAGCCAAACCAGCAATACCACCTGTGATTAATGATTGAGGACCACTCATAGCAGCACCCCAAGCGCTAGCAATAGCTTTTCCTATTGATAATGCTCTAGCTGCTCTCATTAATTTAACTAATGACATAAAACCCGCTACAAGCTTAAGTACACCACCTGCTGCCATTATACCAATAATAACAGATAAACCAGTTGTTGAGTTTAACATTTCTGCTATTGATCCAACCATTTGTCCTAAAGGTCCTGATACTAGACCAGCGATTGTTTCTTTTAACCCTTGAAATGTTTTTTCTAATTTTTCAGTTTGAGCTTGTGATTGTAAACTTTTAACTAATGAATCTTCTTCACTTAATCCTCTTTCACGAGCTATAGCTAATTGTTGTTCAGCTGTTTTGCCTGATATATCTCCTAATTTATTAAATGTTTCTTGTTCTAGCAACATACCTGCTAATTCAGTTCTTGAAAAACCAAAAGCTTTAGCTATAGATTCTTGTTGCAATCTATTCATCTTATTATATTCAGCTATATTACCTGTTTGTTCAGCTATAGCATTCATAAATCCAACTTGATCATTATTTAAAGCAGCTTCTCTAGCTTTCTCTAAATTAATAGATTTACCAGTTAATAATTCTGCCTCAAGTTCATTTTGAATTGATTCTTCAAAATTTAAAAGTGAACTTGCAGCTGCATCCATTTTATCTAAACTAGAACCTAATGATTTTGCTTGTACTACTGCTTTAGCTAATGCTTCTGGATTTTGTTTAAAGTTAGTAGTTATACCAGCATTTAATTTTCCTATTTCTTGAAATACTTGTTTGGCATTAACTTGAATACCATATTGTTTTTGAGCTGCTATTATACCTACAGCCATTGATTTATTTGTACTACCTACTTCTTGGTTATTTAATTTACCAAGTTTATATATTTGTATAGATTCATCAGCTGATAAACCCATCATTTCAGTCATTTTAGTTAACTCATGATATGTTTCCCCTCCTAAGTCAACTTGAAGACCTAAAGACTCAGCGGCGGCTGCCATTGTTTTAGCGTAGTCTTTTCCTGTAAAAGTAACATCACCCATACTACGGCCTAAAGTTTTAGTTTCTTCAACCATATGATGAGAATGTTCAAAACTAGTACCTAAAGCTCTACCTAATGTAGCTGTTTCTTTATTTACTTCTGTAAATTCATGATATAAATTTTTAATATTATCTCCTAATGAACTAAATACTTTTTTAGCAATTGCTCCATAAACAGCTAAACTAGTAGCAGGATCATTTAGAGCATGTTTAAGACCTTCAAATAATTGTTTTGTAGCGGCTTTAAATGCAACATTAATATTGCCTGTTTTTTTATATTCTTCCTCTAAAGCATCATTAGCTTTATCAATGTTCATTACTTGAGTAAAAGCACTTAACCCAAGTTTATCCATTATCCCAACTGTTCCTTTTAAAATAGCACCCCTAACATTAAGTTCTTTAGTGATATTTTTTTCTTTATCAAGTTCATCTTGAATTTTTTTACCTAAAATTTCTTCTATTTGAAGTCTATCATATCCTGCCTTTACAGCTTCTTCATATTCTGCTACTAGATTTTTTTCTAATTGAGATTCAGCTCCTTTTTGTTTAATTAAATCAATAGAATCAAATAAAATAGATTTATTTTTATTGAATTTCTTTTGTAGATTCTCTAATTCTTTAGTATCTAATTTATTTATATCTTCTTGGTGGCGAGCTAAATCTTCAGCTATACTATTTAATTGTTTAAACGCGGCTACACCTTTATTAGCATGAACATTAGTACCTTTTACATCTTCTAAAATATTACTAAAAGTAGCAGCTAAATCACGAGTAGAAAAAGACATTCTATCAAAATAATCTTCAGCTACACGAACAGCTTCTTGTAAAGCCTTACTATCTGATTTAAGTATTTCAGTATTTTTAGCAATAGTGGCGGTAGAAAAACCTATAGCTCTATAATACTCCTGCGCACGTTTGACACTAGCCTCGTAATCTTGCTGTCTTTTTAATTCTTCTGATGTAGCCATTAAAATTTTTAGTTTATATCACGTATAAATATAAAAGCGCCCTATTTTTTGGGCGCTTTTGTTTGTGTTGTAAAATCAGCTTGTGGTATATTTGGTTTTGATATACCTGTATTAGTCATTTGATTTCCACCTTTACCACGTGCTTTTTCATATTCTTCATTTTGTCGTTCAATATGTTCATTTATTTTTCTAATATGAAATTTTCTATATTGAATAGGCATATTATAAACCTCACTATAAATAAATCCACCATTTCCGTGATAAATTAAGTCATGGATTTCAGTCATGACTGTAAATTTATACTCAGGTTGTAGGCCAAAGAAAGTTAATGCCAATTGGCAAATCAACGTCCTCCACTACGTCACCATTAGATTTAGTATAATTAAATTTTAATAATAAATCTGGTTGGAGTTGATTATAGTAACTACGTAAAAATCTTGAATCACGTACTAACATATTTTCAGAAAACTCTCTAATAACTGATTGATCTCTATTCCCATTAACTGATGTAAGTAAGTGTTTATAACGGGTTGTAGTGTTATAAGATCCATTTGGATTAATTCGTTTTAATCCCTCAATCTCTTTATCTATTTTCTTTTCATCACCATGTGTTAATAATTTAATAGTAACAACAGTTTTAGTTGATAAAACTATTTCAAACTCATTTTTACCTGGTTTTAAAGATTCATGTAATGGTTTTGGATCTAATAATGTTAAATCTACAGTGATATTTTGTTTAACATCAGTTTCTGGATCTATAAATTCAAATTCATAATCTTTGCCATAGCCTAAAATACGAGCTGCTACTAATAAGGCATTTTTATCACCAATTAATAAATCATCATAATTAATTGGAGTTACAATTAATGATTGTAATAATTTGTCAATAACAATACCTTGTCTTAAAAAGTTAACATTAGTTAAAATATCTTCTTCTTTAGCAGACATATATTTCATTTCTAGTACTCCTTTAGATAATGGAGACTCAGGGGAGTAAGGCAAGCCTTTAGATGGTAATTCCACTTGTTCTGTTGGAAAACTTAATTTTTGTTCCATAACGTTTATATTTGTTTTATATATATAAATATATAAGAATAAAAAAAGCCGTCCAAATAGACGACTTTCTTAATTTTATGTTTTTTAGATCAGTAATTGAGAATGCAATAATCCATAGTAATTGTAGTACTGATGCTTACATAAGCTTCATTTGCCCAATCGTACTCACCAAAGTTAGCTTCTTTAACATAAGCACCTTTGATAATCCACTCACCTACTACATCACCAACTGGTCCTAAGATATCTAAACGTAAATCTTTTTTATAGAAATCAGAATATCCATCTCTACCTGTTACTGATTCATGTGCCAAACGAGCCCATTCCATTACTGCTTGAGCTCCACTTGGAGTTACTGGGTCATACATTTCTAAAGTCATATCATTCCATCTAACTTTACCTTTTACTTTACGGTAAACGTTGATATGATCTAATATGATTTCACCAGCGTTAAATGATGGTGATGATGCTTTTTTAATTATATAAGAAGGAATACCATCAATGTACATTAAAAAGCGATTCTGAACTTTTGGTTCAAATGCGGTAAACATTATTTCGTTTGGATCTAATACTGCCATGTTATTATGTGTTTAATATAAATATTAATAATTATTATTTCTATGCAACTGGTTTTACCATAGCTGGATTTTCTTTAGATCCAACAGCTGGTTTATTACTATCAAGATCTGATTGCATCTTGTTTAAGTAAACTAAAACTTGTTTATAGTTAGGATCATTTGGAACATTTGTTTTTAAAATGTCTTTATTATTGATCATAAATTTCATTAAAGCTTCAGCTACACGAGCAAAATCTTTTTTACTACTAACTGAACGTAATATATTTTTTAATGATGAAGTAACAACAGCAACTGCCTTATCAGCAGCTGCGTCGTCTTCAAATTCTTGTAATTTTTTATTTTCCATTTATAGTTTTTTTATTAAATTAAGCTCCAAATTCTACACCTGTAGGTAAGATATTGAAATCTAATAAGATAAATTCAGCTGTACGAGTTGGTTGTAAATAAATTTGACCTACTAACTGATTTCTATCAATTACATCTGGAGTATTGTTTGTTTCATCCATTATTACTTTAAATGCATATAAACCTTGTCTTTGTTGTACACTTTCTAAATATGGAGTTACTTGAGATAAGAATCTATTTCTTGTTACAGTTGTATTTTGTTCAAATATTAATGTTTTACCAATATTACCAATGTAACGTTTTAAAGCAATTAATAAACGACGAACATTAATTCTATCTAAAGCACTTGCTTTTTGTTGTAATGTTTTCTGACCAAATGCTGTTACACCTACATTAGGGAATGTAGCAATTGGATTTACTTTACCCGCATATAAATTATCACGATTAGTTGGAGATAATTTTCTTTCTGCTTGAATTACACCACCTAATCCACCACGATTTAAACCTGCTGGAGCAAACCATTCAGCACTTACATTATCACTAAATGCATACACACCAGCCATAATAGTTGAAGTAGGTACAAAAACTAATTTACCAGTTTCTTGAGATACTACTTGAACCCAAGGCCAATAAGCACCAGCGTAGTTAGTGTCCATACCAGCTGCTACTGAGGTTGGAATACCTATTGTTGAGTTATAAACACATAAGTCTGTAATATAGAAATAATCACCTCTTGCTTCAGCATTAGAAATAAAATCAGCTACTGCTGTATGTTGATTTTTAATCAAACCTGGAGTAATTAATAATTCATAATCATAGTCATCTTTATTACTTAAGATATTACTTGCTGTAGCATAATTAGTTGTTGTTAAACCTTGAGTAGTTGTGCTAATATTACCAAATAATGAAGAACCAATATAAGGAATATCATTACCAGTAGCCCAAGCAAATGAACCACCTTGAGAGCCACTACCGTTAAGAGGTAATGATGCTGAGTAACTTAAACCTGTAGTTGTATTAATAGCTACACCACCAACATTATTTAAATAATTTGGAGTTGGCATAGGAACAGATTTAACTCTTACATAACGGCTATTATTTGTATAGTCACCAGATATTTTAATATAATATCCACCCATATCAGCATCATATTGAACTGTTTTAGATTGATTACCAATCACTTGTTCAATATAATTTGGAGAGTTAGGATCTAAATTTACATTTGTATATGTTTCTAAAATAACTGGAGTATTTGTATTGTCATCTCCACGATGGACTAATAATGTGAATATACCACTTCCTGTGTTTACATTTCTAACTTCCCATGTAATATTTTCTAAAGAACCACTAGCTAAAGCACCATTACTTAAAATAGAGCTTGTATTATTAGCCATAGTACCATAATTCAATGTTTCAAGAATAAATGAAGCACTGGTTTGGTTAATATTTAAAGAACTAGAAGCTAATACTGAAGCTGAAGCGGGTGTAAATGATCCACTAGTTACTCTTGTTACTAATATTGTAGTTCCACCTTGTTGGAAGTAGTTATACGCTGATATTGAAGTTAAAAACTCATAAGAAGCACCACCACTAATAAATGAACCACCAAAGCGATTAATATAATCACTATATGATGTAACTACAGTTGGGATGTTTGGTTGTCCTTTAACAGTAGGTCCAACTAAAGCTAAACCAACAGTTATTGGTAATTGAGTTATTTGCGATAAGTCGTTCTCTCTTGTAAGAACACCTGGGGAAATTAATGTTTCTTGTGCCATATTTTAATTAGATTTTGTCTACTGATAAATATATAAAATTGGATGTAAAACGAAGAAACCCTGGTATTACTACCAAGGTTTTCTTTTATATTAACTCCTAACACCTAACAATACATATTATAAATTTATTTCTCCTGTTTCTATATTAATAGATCCATTGCCATATTTTTCAGTTAAGCTTTTACCTAACACAATTTCTTTTTCAATCAATTGATTTTGAATATTTAATAAATTCTGTTTTTCTCTATCAAGATTTGCTTTTTGTAATTCTATTTCACCTAAAGCAAATGATAAATTAGTGTACTCTTGTTTAATAGATTTAATTGAATCTAATTCTTCTGTTGTTAATTTTTTAATTTCAGACATATAACTTATTTTTTATTTGGTTTTTAATTAATGTGTAACTATACTTACCACAGATAAATGTGTTAATATATAATTATTTAAATATTTTTGATCTTTAGCCAAAGAATAATGGTTTTCTATGAATTATATTCCAAGATTAACCAATGTATATTTTACTGGTTAGAGATATAATCTTATATACCAACAATCTTAAGCTTTTTTTGCTTTCTTAGGAGCTTTAGATACTTTAGGTTTAGCAGTAGTTTTTTTAATTGGTTTTGCTTCAATTATTGGACTAAATGAACCTGTTTCATAACCAATTGGTTCTTCTTCTTTAGTTTCAAATTTAGAGGCAGTTGGGTTTTTTGTAGTTTTAGTAGCCCAAAAAATAACACCAGCTACAACGGCAATGGCAATAATAGTTGCTAACATAATTTTTGTTTTTGTTTTTGTTTTATATATATAAATATATGATATTTTTAGAAAACAACCAAATTTTTAAGTTTTAAAATTAATTTATATAATTAACATAATTTTCTTCATCATTATATCTATTTGGTATTGTTTGTATATT